TCAAAAATGGGTTTAAACTATGGTGAAATGCAAGACATTACGGAAAGGTTATAAATGACACATATTTCAGAAATCATTGAAGAGATATTAGTAGAATGGGCATATCGTGTTCACGATGGAATGCCTAATATAAAAAACACAACACATATTCAACAACTTCGTGAATCAATGGAAGATTTGAATTTACCAAATAAAGTTATATACGAAGTTATTCAGAATTTAATTAATGAACAAAGTGAAAAATTAAGTAAACAAGGTGTTTTAGATGTTTTGAAAAAACACAAAGATTTAGAACAACAAGGAACTGTTAAAACAAAAATATATGGTGATTTAGAACCAAAAGATTTTGTTAAAGCTTTAAAAAGTCAATTTAAAGGTGTAACTGACATAAAAGAATTTTCACCTGGTGAAGGTAATAACACCAGTGGTAGAGATAGATTGTTTCAATGGAAACATGATGGACACGATTATCAAATTCACTTAGCTAAACTAACTGTAACAGGTGGTAGAGGTACAAATCAAACAAAAGACCAAGAATTATCGTGGTTGTTAGTGTTAAGTGGAATGCAGTATGGTTTAAATCCATCTGACAAAGAAGCTTTTATTTCGGGTATTATATCTAACTCACAAATATATGGGAAAGTTGATGGTGTGAATGAAAAGGATGCTCTTGGGTTAGCAGCGTATATAGAAAACAATGATGATTGGTATCAATCACATATTTCACAATGTGAAAAATTTATATCAATAGTAGGTGCTAATAATCAACCAAAAAAATATGTCAAAGATGGTTCTTCTTTAAGTATAAATCAACAAGCTAAAAAACTTTATGAACAAGAATATGGTAGAAAATTAGATTTAGATAAATGGAATCCGGCAGATGTTTGGTTAGAATATCAATCAGTACCAACATTTAAAACACTAGCTGAATTAAATAATTATTTAATTGATTCACTTCACAAAGGTACTGGATTCATTGGAGTATCATTGAAAAAAGGAAAAGGCTCTGTTGGTTTGGTTAATGATTATAAAAGAAAAGAATACATACTAAAAAAATTAGGTGTTAAATATGGTGGGTTGTTTTCACAAGGAGTAACCTTTGATTACAGTGGAACTAATTTAGATGGTTTAGGGTTAAACTTTAGAATATTTCAAGCTAAAGCTACAGAGACAATTAGAGGTGAGGGAATTGCAAAGGGTGCTCAGGCTGTTCAAGGTAAAGTAGCTATGGCAGTTATTGATGATTTTAAATCTGGTACTTTAAGTAAAATTAAAGCAGTTCAAGGTGTTAGTGTTGATTATGATAAAAAAACTAAAACTTTTAAATGGAATAAAAAAGGATTGACAAGATTTAATAAAGTCAAAACAGCATATGGAAAAATTAAACAAGCTACTTATGCAAAAACACATGGAAATTGGAACGATGCATTTAAAAGTTCTGATGATTTTATAGAGATATTAAATGATTACGCTAAAAAGAAAAACGTAAAAGAAAATTCTATGAAAGCTAATATAAATGCTAGATTTCAAACAGTAATTTTAGGTTCTATTATATCTAACTTGAGTAAAGCAGATAAACAAGAAGTGATGGTGGGTTTACTAAAATATGGTAAATCAGAATCAGATTGGTCATCAGCACATTATAAGGCACAATAATGAAATCACAATTACTAGCAACATTCACAACAAAAGATAATCTTGATGAAACAATTGAGAAAATCGTAGATGCATATACAATCATATTCAGTAAAGTATATGTATTGCAAAATGAAAACAATGTGAATGAATTAATTTGTACATACAATGTAGATACACAAGGTGGTATAGATTATAATAAAGTAGAGGGAACGATTTCCCTACATAGAAAAAAACATTCCAATACATTATATACCATCAATGCATTGAATGAATGTATTAAAAATTTAAACAATGGTGTTATGGATTCAAAATTTATGATACCCTGGGAAAACTTTAAGAATATGTTAATGGTGACAAATTCAGATGGATTGAACAAAATCAATACAAGAATTTTCAAAATAGAAAAAGTTTAAAATAGAGGAAAAAGGTTATGAAAGAGAAAGAATCCACATTATATTATTTTTACTCAGTTGGTTGTGCTTATTGTAATAAAGTAGAACCAATTGTAGATAAACTTAATTCTAATGGTTATGACATTGTCAAGTTAGATACAACACACAAAGCCAATGAATTATTTAAAAAAGAAATAGAAGAAAAATTTAAAATTAAATGTGGTACACCACTTTTAGTTAACTCTGAAACAGGAAATAATGTTTGTGGTTGGAGAGATGAAGATACGATTAAAAAATGGGCTGATGGGGAAGAAATACCTGAAACACCTAAACCAAAATCACCACCACCACAACTACCTCAAAATTGGGATGATGAAAAACTTGTAGAGGATTGGAAACAAACATATACAAAATGGAAAGCTGAAAATAATCACATACCAAATCTTCAACCTGTTGATGATGTGATGAAAAGATTAAAACAACAATGGGAAGCTAGAAAAAATCAACAAAATTCAATAACTGGTAGATTAAATATTTTAGAACAAAAAATGGATAAATTGATGAATCATCTCGGAGTAAAATGAGTTTTAAATTCAAACCAATACCAACAATTGATAGAGAGGCTACGGAACAAGAGTTAAAAAACATTAAAAAATCAGAGAATATGTTGAAAATGGAAAAGAAACTTCCACCAACATCTCAAATGGTTCGTGATTTAGCTGTTACTCATTGGAGAAGTTTGAAAGCCTTTATGAGAGGAAAACATGTGATTGTTCCTCAAGAGGTAGCGGAAGAAAGATGGAATGAATGTATCAAGTGTGATAGGTTATTATATGATGAAATTAATCCTGATACAGATAAAAAAGATGGACGATGTATAGAGTGTGGTTGTTTTATGAATGTTAAAACTCATTACGCTACATCGGAGTGTCCAATAGAAAAATGGAAAAAATTTGAAAAAAAATAAAAAAAAGCTTGACTTATATTGCTTTTTTGATATATATTATATAGATAGTAAAAATAGGTTATATGGTTTTATGTAAACCATAATTAATAAACGATAAATAATAAAACACAGGAGAAATACAAAATGGATATAAATGCTATAAAATCCAAACTACAAACATTACAATCAACTTCAAATACAAAAGATAACTTTTGGAAACCTGAACCAGGTACTCAAGTTGTGCGTGTTGTTCCTTACAAACATAATAAAGATAACCCTTTTATTGAGTTATTCTTTCATTATAACTTAGGTAATAATAAAACTTACCTATCACCTCTTTCATTTGGAAGACCAGACCCAGTAGCTGAATTTGCTGACAAACTAAAATCAACAGGTAATAAAGACGA